CTAGCTGGCTTTGTTATCAAAAAATTTGTCTCTACTGCGCATCTTATGATTTATGCACTTGACCATATGAGCATTATTTTTCCAGCTCTCGCAATCTTCTGGTGTCTTATACTGCTGCTCAAATTCCTGAATTTTCTCTGGTGTTAATGATCCGTCTACTCTCATTCCTTGAAGTCGATTTGTAGATTTTTCTTTGTTCCGTTGGTCTAGGTTGTCCTGAATTGACCTCTGTAACTTTGTCTCACCATCTCCGGACATGTGTTCAAGAATAAGCTTTTGTTTTAGACGGATTAGATCTTCTACTGGATTGGATGAGCTGGTTTCATCAGCGAAAATGTACTGTGGTGTTATAGATAAGACGATCAGCAAAAGACGGACGAGCACTTCAAAACCTCCATTTTTTAACCTCCTGAAGCCGCCACCACACACTACGACGGCCAGCCCTTTTGTTTTTGTCTTTCCCTTCTCCGGTTTCCATGCCAGGAGCTGGCTATTCTTGCTGCCAGGCTGAAACCTATCCTGCTTTCAGGCTGTTTTCTTTTCTAGCGATTTCCGTTTCAGGGTCGATTTGACCGCATGACTCGTCAGTTTTATCGGTCATTAGCCACAGCGTGTACTTCGGCCACTTTCTACATACCTCTTCCAATAGGTCGCCTTTAGGCACCTGTCCTGTCTGCTCAATCCTCGTCAGCGTGCCTTTGTTCACGCCCAGAATGTCACAGAACTCCTGACGTCCTGACGTCTCTGCTTCTCTTATTGCTCTAATTTTTCTGGCTAAGTCCATTGACAGTACACAAAAATGAATATACCTTTAGATATGTATACACGAAAATGTGTATACCCGAATATGTGTGCACCCAGAATTGCGCACTAAACAGTGGATTTCAGTGTAGCAGAGTGCAAAACAGTGGACGAGCAGAAACAAATCATCTTGCTAGCAACCCCGGTCATGACCCAGGACCGCTACGCCCAGCTCACGGGTTTAACGGAAGGGCAGGTCAGGGGCCAGATCGAAAAGGGCCACCTGCCATCCCTGAAGATTGGCCGGGTGCGCATGGTGAACATCGCCGCTCTGTCGCAACAGGCCATGGATAAGGAGGACTGGCAATGACTCCGGACGTTCGCAACCAGAAACAAACCATCATGCGCCTGCGCTTTCAGCAAGCCTGTGAAGCCCGCCAGGCCGGCGACTACGAACTCGCCGCTTTGCGCATCAGCCATATCCACCAGATGGTGTCGTCTTATATGGGTGTTGATTCCGACCTCTACTGGTTCGGCCTTCGTCTCACCATCCTCTGGGGTGAATTCTTCCTCCAGGACGAAACCCGCGACTTCAATGCCTGGGCCGTAGGTCAGGCCTGCCAAGCACTGAGAGCAGCGGCATGACAAACCACCGCAACCAGTGTCCGAACCCAAGTTTTGCCTTTCAGGGCCCACCCTCGTCCTCTGCACTCACCCCGGATGCCCTGGAAGGCCTTTTAGACACCCTCCTGCAGCGCCTGAACCACCTGCAGGACGTGCGCACCGACTACCCGTGCGACTACCTCGCCCGCTGCAAAGCCGGCTTCACCGACGCCCTGATCCACGAACTGGAAGCCAGTGGCCACCACAGCCCGGCCTTTGATCGCCTGATCCAACTGCGCGACGCCTGGGACTGCGGAACCCTGGACCTCCCCAACGTCACGGAGCACCAACCATGAGCCACATCCCCCCACGAAAATCCAAACCCGACGACAAAGAACGTCGCTTCTACGTCAGCGCCCCCAGTTCCTGTTACCTCCAGCTGCAACAGGAAGCCGTCCAACGAGGCACCGACCTCTGGACCCTGGGTGGTGCGGTCCTGCGCTCCTGGCTAGAGGCCGGCTGCCCCAATCTTGGCTTTCAGGCCCAACCCCCTGAACAGCCTTCGAGTCCGCCCCCGTCATCGTCACCACTCGCGCACGACAAGGGGGCCGGACAGTGAGCGCTGCAAGGCTGGCGCGCAGCGCCAGGGCCACCGGCCCCTTGGCCTTGTGGCGGTCACTGGCTGGTCCACAGTGCGCACAAAGAGTGGTGAGGATGTCGGGGGAGGACGCCCGCCCCTTGATTCCGAGCCATGAGCACAAGAGGCAAGCGGAGCGCGGCAGGCGACACGCCACCCAAATCTAAACCGCCCGGAGCAACCGGGATTCACAACCCAAGCAACAGCAAACCAAAACCAGAGGACACACCAAATGGAAAACTACCTGAACCTCATGATCATCGGCGCCACCCGCTACGACATCGACGGCAACCGCGGCGGTTCCCTGTGGGCCTACTCGCCAGCCGAAGCCGACGACGATAATCGCGTCGGCAACGAAGTCATGAAAATCGCCTGCGACTGGAAACACATCGACCAGCTACGCAACCACGCCGAACGCCTCCCGGCCATGTTCACCGTCAAAGCCCAGATGAAAGCCGGGCAGGGCGGCAAGATCACCTTCAAGGCCCTGGACATGAAGCCCCAGGACCAAGTTAAGAAACCGGCTGCCTGAGACGGTAACCGATGAAACAGATACTCACCTATCTTCGCTACAACTGGACAGCTCTGCTGTGTGACCTGTTGCTGGTATTCGTCGCCTTTCTCGGCGGTGTTGCATACACCACTTCAGAGATCGACCAGACCATTGCCGGATACATCGAAGCAAATGGCTGCCCGGCTAAAGGAGAAGACTGGTGAGCACCATCCAGAACTACCAATGCAGCGGCACCCTGAGCAGCGAAGTCCTCAACGGCAACGCCGTCATGGCCTGCAACGGTGGTACCTGGACGGTGCAACAGATTCAGCAACAGGACGTCGAAACCGTCTTTGCTGAATACCTATCGCCTGATCCTGAAATGATCGGCCTCGTCATGGGTTCCGCCCTGGTCTTTTGGTCAATCGGAATCGGCTTGAGCCGTGTCGTCCAGGTCATGCGAAAGGTCTCTTAAACCAAACCGGAGAACATCGTTATGCCAGAAGTTATCGAAATGGAAAAGCAAGTAAACGGCAAAACCTGGGCTATGGCCCGCGCTCGTTGGGGCCGCCGTGGCGCCAAACTCGGAACCGCCCTGGTAGCAGGGATTGCTGCCGGCACCGCTGCAGCCGCGGATCACTCCGCAGCCATCGGTGATGCCTACACCGACGGTTCCACCAACGTCACCGCCGCCGTCACTGGCGTGATTGCCCTGGTCGCCATCGTGACCGGCCTGGGCATGATCGTCAGTATCCTGCGCCGGTAATGTTTACCGGAGTCCTCATTGGGGCCCTCTGGGCCTCAATGTTCGCCCTCGGATACAACGGCAACTAGCGCAAAACCCAGAGGGCCGGAACATCGGCCCTTTTTTACGTCGGAACACCCCCATGCCCAGACTCATTCCAATACTTGTCGGCGCTCTTCTTTCCTGGACCTCACAGGCTGTGTTGGCTGGCTTTCCGCCATTGGGGCCTGACGACGTGGTGGTCTGGACCAAAACAGCCAGCAAAAACTACACCTCAGAATCCGGGCCGGGCAGTTCGCCTGAGGAAACCATGAGGCCCCAGGCCGAAGCCTACCGGGACAACTGCGAAAGAAACTACCCGGATAAAGTCTGTGTCGTTCAATCCTTCTCGGACGACCCGGAAGTCCGATTTGTGGACCAGGGCGTCACTTATTATCGCTGGAACGGCGGCGCAAGGATGGTTGCCAAGTCGGATACGTGCGAGCTCCTTACTCACGAGCCCCACCCGGAGACCGGTCACGCACCGGCCGCCTGTTCCTGCCAACCCGGATGGATCGACACCGGCAACACAAACGGCATCCAGTGCCAGGTCCAGGAAGACAAAGAAGCCTGTGCCGAGAACGGCGAATACTACGAACAGGACGGCTACTGCGCCACCGAATGCGCCTCCGGTTCCTCACTCGGCAGCATCTGCCTGGACAACCCCAATTCCGAATGCACCTCCGACTCCGACGACTACGTGGGCAGTATCGGCTTCGGTGGCAACAAAGCCTCCGTCTGCGGTGACAACCAATGCCCCAACGGGGGCGACTACGCCTTCAAGCAGGACAGTGACGGCAACTATCAGGCCCAGTGTCTTCCTGGAGACGCTAACCCGCCCGAATGCCCCCAGGGCACCGCCGTCGTCATCGGCCCCGACAACGTCAGCTTCCAGTGCAACGAAATCAGCTACGACGACCCCGACAACCCGGACGATCCCAACAACCCTGACGGATCGGATGGCGACAGTGACGGCGATGGCGAAGGGGACATCACCGGCATCACCGGCCAACTCAACGACATCAAAAAGCTCCTGGGCAAAGGCAACACCAACACCACCAACATCAACGAAACCCTCAAGGGCATCGGCAAGGGCGTCACAGACGGAACCAAAGCCATCACCGACGCCATCGGCAACATTCCCGGCGGCGGTGGAGGCGGTGGTAACGATGGCGGTGGAGATGGTGACGGCGATGGAGAAACCCCGGACCCCGTCACCTGGAACGGCGACCCCATCGACACCGAACTGACCGATCCCACCGACGAGTACGACCAGGTCATGGCCGACTACCAGGCCAAGATCAACGAAATCAAAGGCGAGGTTCAAGTCATGTTCTCCACCAACCTCACCGGTGGCGGCTCCGTCGACGACAACACCAAAACCATCATGGGCGTGGACGTCAACTTCTCCCTCAATCGCTTCTTATCCGGCCTCGACATCCTCGGGGCCATCGTCCTGTTCTGCGCCGCGTTCATCAGCGCCGGCATCCTGTTCACCTCAAGAGGATAACCACCATGGAATTCATCGCCGACTTCTTCGACGCCATCTGGCAATTCTTCGACAGCATCCCCGCCCTGATCGACGACTGGATGGTCAAGGCCGGCGCCTGGATCGTCATCGCATCCACCAAAGCCAAGATCGCCTTTATCGGCTTCAGCTGGAGCGTGGCCCAGGAAGTGCTGAACCAGCTCAACGTCTCCAGCACCATCGAAACCTACTGGGGCCAACTGGATTCCCAGGTGTTGGGCGTGGCCACCTACCTCAAGCTCCCGGAGGCCTTCAACATGATCATCAACGCCAGAGTCACCCGTTACGTCATGGACGTCATCGGCTAAGGAGGGCAAACAGACATGAGCATCGTCATCCACCACGGCCACCCCGGTTCCTTTAAATCCTTTGGTGTCCTCCAACGTCACGCCATACCCGCTCTCAAGGAAGGGCGCACCATCGTCACCAACATACGCGGCTTCGATTCCATCGAGAAAGTCGAGGAAGCCATCCAGGAACAACTCCCGGATGAAGCCGAAATCCTCAACGTCAGCACCGAAGGCCGCGACGAAAAAGCCTACATGGCCCGCTGGTTCCACTGGGCCCCCCAGGGCGCCATGGTCATCATCGACGAAGCCCAGGCCATCTACCCGGCCAAGCGCAAGGACTTCCGCCCCGAGAACCTGGACTATCCCGGCGGCGAGGACCAGGCCAAACAGGACGAGCGCCCCGCCGACATGTTCGAAGCCTACGACATGCACCGGCACTACAACTGGGACGTGTTCCTATGCACCCCGAACATATCCAAGGTCCATACGGACATCCGACAGGCCGCCCAGGTGGCCTTCCGTCATTACTCCATGGGCGAGCTGCTGCCCTGGAAAAAAGGCAAATGGAGGGAAATCGAACATGACCCAGAGAACAATGGTAAGGCCAAAAGCCATGCATACGGTGTCCCGAAAGAATACAAATCGGACCCGACCATCTTCCAGACCTACCAGAGCACCAAAACCGGCGACCATCAGTCCAATCAAGGACCCCAAAGCGTTTTTAAAGATAAACGCGTTGTGGGCTATCTTTCGCTGTCAGTCGTTTCTCTACTGGTGTTCGCCGCGCTTGCGGTCAATATTTTCCAAAGGGAGAGGACTGTCAGCCCGGCTGATCCGGCGAACATTCAAAGCATCGACGCGGCTGGTCCTGATGCTCTGTCTGATGGTCGTGATGTCCGCGATCCTCAAGCTGATCCTGCGAACGGCGGTCGCCTAGCCAATAACAACCAGGGCAACCCACACAAACACCCCTTCCAGGATGCCGCCCTACGGATCGCCGGCAACTTCAATCGCGCCTACCTGTTCCACGGCCAGGACCGACAGGGGGATTTCTCACTGACCCAGCGGGACCTGTTCAACTACGGCTATCGGGTGCTCTACCTCAGACCCTGCTACGCCCAACTCTGGTGGGAAGGGGAGAAGGTCCAGGACATCTATTGCCAGCGTGACCGCATACGAGAACCGGACCCACGACCACACATCGAGCCGGATACCTACCCGGTCGAAGTGCCCAACCCCTTAATGAAAGCCAAGGAAGAGGCGTAGCCCGCGAACAGCCGCGACGATGGCGAGGAGCGGCAGAGAGCGGGCGGAGCCCGGAGACGTCCCTGTAACACGTCTCATGGAAAACGACGACAGTCGATTTACGACCACAGACCACCACAGAAGGCCACAGATGAAAATCAAAGACTTTGAACGCATGGACATCACCACCGGGGAGATTGGCAAAGGGGATCTGTTCATCGGTCCCGAAGGCCAGCAAGTGAACCTCCAGGACGTCAACGTCCTCTGGACCGGAGTGGACACCGTCAGGCAACTGTTCGAGGGCCGGTTGAAACCCGAACCCCTGGCCGAGATCGTCACCGCTTACGAATCCAGCTTCGATGCCACCATCACCGTCAGGGGCATACCCTTCCGCGTCCAGTCCGGCAGGCGAGGGGGATTCAAGTACATCCTGCAAAACCGCGAATACGGCCTGACCATCCTGCTCCAGAACTTCTACGCCGAAGCCGACAGCCAGGGTACACACGTCAAAATCGAAACCTCGCCCCGCTGGCTCTACGAACGCTCCAGCCTCCAGATCCACGACGAACTCACCGAATGGGGCATGCACTTCCTCAAGGCCATCAAACCGGTGGGCATCGCGTTACACCTGGCGGTTGATTTCCAGGGCTGGGAACCATCCCAGGACTTTGCCCAGCACTTCGTCACCAGGGCAAGAACCATCAGTGTCCACAACGGCATCAGCGATCTGCACTTTAAAGGCCTGGAAGGCAGCACCGTCAACGGCAAAGGCGAAACCTACACCTTCGGCAAGGCCAACAGCCTGCAGGTGTGCCTCTACGACAAGTCCAAGGAAGTGGACGTCTCCGACAAACGCGCCTTCATGGAAGGTATCTGGGAATGTGCCGTGAACGAAAACAGCTTCCCGGACACCTGCTATGACCCTGACAAACCCGTCTGGCGCCTGGAAATAAGATTCCATCACCGCATCGTGAACGAGATCTCCCAGGGCACCCCCGGCATGAAACCCATTTATACCTACATGGACGCCGTTCCCCACCTCACCGGCCTCTGGCAATACGCCCTCCAGGGCAACCGCTACGAGGTTAAGAGAGAGTGGGTCCACCCCATCTGGACGAAACTCCGGGATGACATCGGCTTCGGCTACTCGGCCCCGGATCTGCTCTACAAACGCGTAAAAAAGGAACCCGGTTGCGGCAACGAAAAGAACGTCTCGCTGGCCTTCGGAAACCTGCTTTCCATCTATGCACGCAACCGGTTTAACCCACGCCAGGCATGGGACTGCCTCAAGAAATCCGGCTTATGGGAAGATCTCTGCGCCTACTACCGACGACGGGAGATCTATGAAAACGAGCTATTCCAGCTCGTCCAGGATGGACTGATAAAACGACGACTGCTGACAAAGGTGGCCGCATGATCAAGAAGCTACCATCGGGACGGTGGCAGGTAGATGTCCAGCCCGGAGGACGAGGGCAGAAGCGTATCCGTAAATCCTTTGATGCAAAGTCTGAAGCTCAACGCTTCGAACGTTGGGTTTTAAGCCAGCATGATTCTGGAGGATCTGTCCCGCACTTAAAAAAGGATCGCAGGAAGCTGTCGGAACTTCTCCAAGTCTGGTATCTCGCTCATGGAAAATACCTGCGAGACGGAGAACGTCGGTACAGGCACCTGAAGCGTATGGCGGAAGCTTTCGGAAACCTTACTGCAGCCAGGCTCACTGCCAATGAGTATCTGGTCTATCGAGCGTTGCGGATCGAGAAGGGCACCGCTCCGAAAACCTGTAACAACGACTTAGGTTATCTAAACGCAGTGCTCAACGAATTGCATCGAACCGGTGAAATTAGCTACCAGAACCCGTTTCGGAACATCCGCCCAATCAAGATTCAGGAACGGGAGATGGGCTACCTGGATCACGATCAGATTCAGGCTATTTTCAAAGAGCTCCGGGAGAAAACAACGAATCCCCACGCATTGCTGGTTGCGCGGATTTCGCTCGAAACCGGCGCCAGGTGGTCCGAAGCAGAAGGCCTCAGCCTGGATCGCCTGAAGCCCCATAGGGTAACGTATGACCAAACGAAGTCGGGTAAAAACCGGACTGTGCCCGTTTCAAGGGATCTATATAAGACAATCAAGAAGCACCTAGAAAAGCATGGGAGTTTTGGAACATCCACCATCTCTGCTTTCAGGCGTGCTGTCGATCGCTCAGGAGTTCAATTGCCGCAGGGGCAATGTGCGCATATTCTGCGTCACACCTTTGCAAGCCATTTTATGATGAACGGAGGCAGCATACTGATACTTCAAAGAATTCTCGGTCACTCGACCATAAATATGACGATGCGCTATGCCCATCTTTGCCCGGACCATCTAGAAGAAGTAGTTGCTCTTAAACCAAAATATGACTATTAAAACAAAGTGTTACAAACTATTTCGGTTCATTCGTGTAGTGTTCCGCAGTTTAGTCATTATTTAGAGGCGTTCTGAATGCTAGATGGTCTTGCGGATTTTCACATTTCTGTATCTATTTTTATTGGTATTGGCCCTGCTTTGATGGTTCTATTTTGTTCCAAAGGTGAGGAGCCCTGGACATGGGGGGCATTGCTTACTGGATGTATCCTGGTCTTGATAGCTACTCTCCATTTGGCGGTGATGACGGACTTGAAGGAAGTCTTCCCGGTATTTGCAGAGAAGGGTCACCTTACTGAGGCTGAAGCCGCTACTGCAGTTGATGAGATTAAGCTTTGGGTGCTCATGTTTCCTGCAGTTGTCGGGGCGATAGGCGCGAATTACATATCAGCGTGGTTTCAGTCCTCTCGGCCTAAAAAAGCGGACCGTTGA